TTCGAATCCCGTTAGGGTCGTTTTGATAGTCAAGTACTTACGCAAAAACTTGACAACGCTTGACAAAAAAAGCGTCTTCGATTTTGCAACTCCTTCTTGAGTATGGCCTCGAAAAAAACACGAACGGGGCGAAAACCCGTAGGACAAATTTCGACTCTCCAACCGACCACGGCGGGAAAATTTTTATACGGGCGGGACTGGGGTGAACTCCCCGATTTGATGATCGAGTTGAAGGCGTTTCAGCTCAAACTCAGCGTGGCCGACGGAGGGCTCGGGCAGGCCGAGCACTTTTGGAAAATTGTCGCGATGCTGTGGCCCGCGACATCGCGAAAACCGTTTCTGAGAAACCCGTGGGGGGAGCGGATGATTGAAGAGTGGTGCCAGCACAATTTCAGCTCTGTGAGCGGCTGCGCGAGCAGCAGCAAGACGGACACCGCCGCCGTGTGGGGCATCGTGAACTGGATCACGGCCCCGCTGGATACAAAGGTCCTCTGCACCTCAACGACCCTGCGCGAGAGCCGCAAGCGCATCTGGGGCTCGATTGAGGACTACTGGAACGCGCTGCCCGACGAGGTGCGCGGCATCGGCAAGCTCGCGTCCTCCTTCGGTTTGATCAGGCTCAACGAGGCGACCGGGGTGCGCGGGAGCGAGAAGTGCGGCATCGAACTGATCCCCGGGGAAAAGAAGAGGGAAAAGGAGGCGACGGGAAAAATCATCGGAATAAAAAACAAGCGCGTCATCCTCATCGCCGACGAGCTTCCGGAGCTGTCGCCCGCGATCATGCAGGCGGCAATCTCCAACCTTACCGCGAATCCGTTTTGCCAAGCCATCGGGCTCGGCAACCCGGCGAGCTACTACGACGCCCACGGAATTTTCGCGACCCCGAAGGACGGATGGAAATCCATCACGCCCCAAGATTTCGAGTGGGACACGATCTACGGCCACGCGATCCGTTTCGACGCGACCCTTTCCCCGAACGTCGTCAACAACGACGACACGCTCTACCCGTGGCTCCCCACCGTCAAAAGGCTGGAGGAGGCGAAGAAAAACATGGGCGAGGACTCCTTCGGTTTCTGGCGTCAGTGGCGCGGGTACTTCCCTCCGGAGGGCGGCGAGCAGACGGTCTTCTCGGAGACGGACATCGTATTTTTTGGGTGCGAGCGCAACGACGTCGAGTGGGCCTTTCCTCCGGTTCCCGTGATGGGAACCGATCCGGGCTTCACGAACGAGGGGGACCGCACCATCGCCTGCTTCGGCCTTTTCGGGGAGGAGAGGGAGACTGGTCTGAGCGTGTTGTTGTTGACGGGCTACGAGGTGCTGAAGGACGACATGACCGACAAATCGACACCGCGAAATTTTCAAATCGCCCGGGCGATGAAGCGGGAAGGCGAGAAGCGCGGAGTGACGGCACGACACGCCGCCGTGGATACAAGCGGTTCCCCGGCCTTTGGTGACATTACGGCCCGCGAGTGGAGCAGCGAGGTTTACCGGGGCCAGTTCGGCGGAAAATCCACGATGAAGCGGGTGGGGGAAGACCGGGCCATGGCGAAGGAGCGCTATGCCAACCGGGCGACCGAGCTTTGGTTTGAGGCGAGGAACTACATGGAGTTTGGGCAAATTCGTGGGGTGTTCCCCGACCTTGCCCGTGAGCTGACGGCCCGCAGGTACACAACGGGGGCGACGGCGGGTTCCTTGGACGCCACTGTGGCGGTCGAGCCAAAGAAAAAAATGAAGGGGCGTACGGGCGCGTCTCCGGACATAGCCGATGCGTTCCTCATGGTTTTCGATCTCTGTCGGACGCGCCTCGGTTTCCGGGCCAGCTCGGGAGTTAAACCCACAAAAAAAATCGCGTTCAAAAAAAAGAACGCTCCGGAAAAAACAAAAAAAACCTTCAAGAGCCTTATCTACGATTCCTCCTCCCCAAGGCTCCCGAGGCTTTTTCTCGGGGGCGGAAAAAATCTTTCGTTCATTCGTTGACTTTTGGTTTGTGCAGTTGTATTAAACCCCCGCCTTTGTGAAAAAGAGCCGAAACAAAACCCAAGACGCGCCCGCCGCATCAACAGACCCTTCGCGGATGGGGCTCCAGCCGTTCCCGGAAAAAGGGAAGCCGCAGCCGCGTGTAAAGGACCTCAAAAGTCTTCACTCTGTTTACACCCGCTTTTTGCAGGACGACGAAAAAAGTGCCTACAACCGCAGCCTCGTCCGGGATGCGGCTGACGGCGCTCCGCCGTACGAGGACGATTCCATCGAGCAGGAGGGGCGGTTCAATTTGAATTTTCACGACCTCTCCGGGCTTCTGGAGGAGCGGAACGCGACCTACACGGACCTCATCGACTCCACCAGCGATCTCCTGCGCGTGTATTTTCCGGAATCCATGGACGACGCCGGGGCGAGCGACCGGGAGGAAAAAGCGGCGATCATCGGCGAGGAGTTCACGCAGCTTGTGCGGCACGACTGGTCGGAATTCTACTCCAACTGGGATTACCTCGTGAACGAGCTGATCCAGCACGGCCTTTCAATGGCCTATTTTCCGGACGAGACGACGTGGAAATGGAAGTCAGCCGGAATGGACGATTTTCTCATAGCCCGCCAGTGCCGCGCCAGCGAGGACGCGGTGGACATTCTTTTTATCCGCCAGAAATTTCCGGTCCATGCCTTCTACGCCTTCATAAAGGACGAGCAGGCGGCGAAAGGAGCCGGGTGGAATGTCGAGGAGGCCCGCAAAGCTCTTGTCGGGGCCACATCCGACAGCACCAGCAAGGCGCAGTCGTGGGGGCGCTACTGGAGCGAAACGGTGGACGAGCTGGCGAACAACGATTTTGGGAAGACGTACTCCAAGTCCGTTGAAGTGGATTGCGTCCACGCGCTCGTGCGCGAGTTCGACGGCTCCTACTCGCATTACATTTTCAAAGAGGACGGCAAGGGGGAGGGCTTCCTTTTCCAGAGGCGCAACCGTTATCCGGGCAACGAGAATCTTTTTACAATCTTCACATCCCGCGTTGGCCGCAATGGAAAGTACCATTCGGTGCGCGGCGACCTGTGGAGGGCTTATCCAGAGGCGCAGGCGCTCAATCGGCTCCGCTGCGCGGCGTTGGATTCGACGGCGCACTCCATGGCGATCCTTCTTCAGCCGAGCGACCCAGAGTCCATGGAGGATTTCGCCCTCGTTCTCAACGGGCCTGTTGCTTGGCTCCCTCCGGAGGCGCAGGTCATCCAGCAGCGCACGAACCCGAATCTGGCCCAGAACGCCCTCCCCATGATTCAGGACCTTTCGTCCGTCATGCGGACTAATCTGGGTCTGCCGGGACCACAGGGCGTGATCCAAGAGGCCAACACAAAATACGGTCAGATTTACGAGCAGCTCCAAGCGGGCTCTTTGACCGGAGCGCAAGTGACCCGTTTTTATCGGGCATGGCGCAGGCTTCTCTCGGCTCAGTTCCGCCGCATTCAAGCAATCGGCCCGATCAACGCCCGCCACCCGGAGGTCGAAAACTTTTTTGCCCGCCTCGCGCTGCGAGGGGTCATGCCCGAAGAGGTCATGGCCATCGAGCGGGTCGAGCCTTACCGGGCCGCAGGGTCGGGATCGGTGGGGGCCCGCCTCCGGGCCTACGACGGCGGGATGGAGACAGTCGGAATGCTCGACGAGGTGGGAAGGGCGAGGTTTCTCCGAGATTTTTACGCTGAAAAATTCGGGCGTGATTTGTCCGCCCAGTATGTCGGCAAGCCGCAAAAGCCCCGTTTTGTTGTGGATTCAAAGCTCGCCGAACTCGAAAACAACGCGCTCCGCGATGATCCGAACATCGCCCCCATGCCGGGAGAAAACGACTTCATTCACTCGCAGACCCATCTGGGCAGGGCAAACCAAGACCTGCAACAGGTCGAGCAGTTGCTCACAGAAAAAGGCGAGGTGGACCCGGCCCCGGCGATGCCCGTCCTGCAACACATCCAAGCCATTTTGCAACATAGCGGGCCGCACATCGAAGCGATGTCGCAAGACCAGACCCGCGAGGCCCAGTTTGTGGAAACCCGCAAAGCCTTTCAGCAAATTTCCGCCCGTTGGGAGGCTATGCTCGAACTCGCCCAGCGTCTC